GCCCTGAGAAGCATCCACGGGAGCTCGGCGAGTGCTCGGCGGATCCGTTTGGATATTTCATCATTCAGGGCGGCGAGCGTATTATCCTTTCGCAGGAGCGAATGGCGGAGAATCGGATGTTTGTATTCCGTAACAATAAGGCGAAGCATAAGGAGGCGGAAATCATTGAATGTAAATCGATTGGACCAGATAATGAAGGAGTTCCAAAGAATATTGCGGTCAAGATTATTTATAATCCGAAGCTGGCAACGGGACCCGAACATATTCGAATGACCCTGCCGCGCATCAAGGCGGAGATTCCCCTTTTCATTATGTTTCGCGCTCTTGGCGTCGAGGCGGATAAAACAATTATTGAGTTGATTATGGGTGACGTTCACAATGATTACGAGATGATCTTTCAAGAATGTATTATGGAGGCGGCGGACATTCGTGGCAAGCAGGTGGCGCAGGATTTCTTACAAAAGCATTTGGGAAGTGGAGGCGGAATTCGCGAGCAGCTGAGCGCGTCCACTCTTGCCGCATCAAAGGCGCCGAAGGAGAAGCTCATTACAGAAATTCTGGCGGAGGAGTTTCTGCCTCACATTGGCGGGGCGGATATGATGTATGAGAAGGCGTGCTTCCTTGCCGCGATGACGAAAAAGGTCCTAGACGTCTACCATAATAAGATTCCGTATGATGACCGTGACGGCTATCCAAATAAGAAAGTGGAGCATCCTGGCAATCTTCTCGGCAACCTTTTCCGTTTCTACTTTGGAACGAAAGTCATCAAGGATATGAAGTCGACGATTGTCAAGGAGATTCACAACGGCAGCTGGAAGGCAAGTGGCAAGTTTGAGAATATTATTAATACGACAAATGTGTATAAAATCCTGAAGACGACAATTGTCGAGGTGGGTATGAAGTCCTCGCTGGCAACGGGCAATTTTGCAAGCGGGAAGATGGGAACAAAGACGGGTATTAGCCAGGTGATGAATCGTCTAACCTTCTTGAGCGGCATCAGCCATCTTCGCCGCCTGAGTACACCAATTGAGAAAACAGGTAAACTCATTCCGCCGCGCAAACTTCATAACAGCCAGTATGGATTCATTTGCCCTGCTGAGACGCCTGAGGGACATTCGGTCGGTGTTGTGAAGAATCTTGCAAGCACCGCCAACATCACCCTGCCGTCTTCGCCGAATCCGGTCCTTAAGGTTTTGTACGATGAGCTGAAAATGAAACATCTTGCGGAGACAACGGCGATTGAGCGCCGCGACCTTCTAAGAGTGTTTATTAACGGAGCATGGATCGGCACTCTTGGAGGTAGCGCAGATGCTTTCCGCGCAGTTCAAGCACTTGTAACTGCCAAGCGTGCGGGACGCATTCATCCTCATACAAGTGTGGTGTATAAGTCGAGTCCGAATGAGGTTTGGGTCAATACAGAGGGTGGTCGTCTTGTCCGTCCACTCTTTATTGGTGAAACAATCCGCGAAGTCCTTTCGACCAATTGCCAGAAGCCATGGGAAGGCTGCGATTCATGGAATGACTTGATGCGCTGGGTCAGCCCAAGGGGGAATCAACTGATTGAGTTTGTAGATGCGGGTGAGTCCGAAAATCTATATATCGCAAAAACTCTTGGCACTCTGGATAGCACACATACTCATTTGGAAATTCATCCGTCGGTGATTATTGGAACAATGGGATCGAATATTCCGTTTCCAGACCATAATCAATCGCCGCGTAATTCGTACCAGGCGGCTATGGGTAAGCAGGCAATGGGAGTATATGCGCTCAACTTTACAGAGCGCCTTGATACGATGAGTAATTTGCTTTGCTATACTGCGCGTCCCCTTGTCTCGCCGTATATGAGTAAGTACTATCGGGCACAGGATATGCCATCGGGCTACAATATTATTGTAGCGATTATGACCTACGGTGGTTACAATCAGGAGGATTCGGTCATGATTAATCGCGCGGCACTCGACCGCGGACTCTTCCGTTCCATCTTTTACCGAACATACAAGGACGAGGAGAAGAAGAATCAGGCAAGTGGTGAGGAGGAACGATTCTGTAAACCGGATCCGAGTCTGACGAAACAAATCAAGTTGGCAAATTACGAGAAGTTGGGAGCAGATGGAATTATTCCTGAAAATACGTATGTAGATAATGATGATATATTGATTGGCAAGGTTGTCCCTATTCGCCTTCGCGCCGTGGAGGGAGCAATGGCGGCGGGTGTGAGCCACTCGTCCCTTGCCTCAATGAGCGCAGCGGCAGCCGCGGCGGCGGTGGAGGCGGTGGGCGGCAAGCGCTACCGAGATGCTTCGAAGATGCTCCGTAACAACGAGACGGGATTTGTAGATAAGATTTATCGCGGACGCAACGGTGAGGGATTCTCATTTGTTAAGATTCGCGTACGGTCCGAGCGCATTCCAACAATCGGTGATAAGTTCTGTAGCCGTCACGGACAAAAAGGAACGGTAGGAATGATTCTGGAGCCTGAGGATATGCCTCAGACGGCAAGCGGCATTATTCCTGATATTATCATTAATCCTCATTGTATTCCGAGCCGCATGACAATCGCACATTTGATGGAGACGCTCATGGGACGAGTAGGAGCAGAGATTGGTGCGGTAGGCGATGGCAGTCCGTTTACTGACGTCTCAGTTGATGGACTTTCGAAAATGCTCCGCGACCAACTCAACCTAGAGCCGTACGCAAATGAAGTGATGTATTGTGGAACGACGGGCAAGCAGATGAAGACGAATATATTTATGGGTCCTATCTTCTATCAGCGCCTCAAGCACATGGTGGACGATAAGATTCATTGCTTAACCCCGGACCACGATGTTCTAACCACAAATGGATGGAAGCCAATTGCTGAGGTTTCTCTTGAAGATAAGGTGGCGACGCTTCAGGATGGCAAGATTCGTTACGAAACTCCACTGAAGACATTTGAATACGATTATCAAGGTGAAATGTACGAGATAACGAGTCAGCAAATTGATCTCAAAGTTACACCCAATCACCGAATGTGGGTAGGGACGCCACATACTCGTAAAAAGGTATGGACTTGGGATTTCCACGAAGCGCGTGATATCAAGGGTCGCCACGTTAAATATCAGAAAGATGGTATTTGGGACGCTCCTGCGTATCAGTTTGTGCTTCCCGCCCACGGTGAATATCTTTCTCGCCCAGTTGCTATGAATGCCTGGCTCACCTTCTTTGGAATCTGGATTGCTGAGGGTTGGTCATCACTACAGCGTATTGGAATGGCAGTCAATAAGGAACGAGTAAAGGAAGCACTTGCGGATGCACTAGATAAGATTGATATTTCATATAATTATTATCAAAAAACCGAGAAGCTCGACTCTTCAAATAAGCAACTGGCTAATTATCTGACTCCGCTAAGTGTTGGTGCAAATAATAAGTTCCTACCCGAATGGGTTTGGGAACTTAATGCGGACCAGTCACAGATACTTATTGCTGGACTTCTGTTGGGCGATGGTCATACGACAAAATCTGGTTCGGTGATTTATTCGACCTCCTCTAGTCGACTTGCGAATGACGTCCAGCGTCTTGCTCTTCACGCAGGTTGGTCGGCAAATATTCGTCTTCATACTGCTGCTGGTACTCCTTACGAAATTGGCGATCATAGCGGAGTGACTACAACTGACCTTTGGAGTGTACGAATTATTAGAGCGAAGAATCGTCCTGCAGTCAATCATGGACATTGTCATAAACAGAATGCTGTTACGGAAATAATGAGCGATTATGATGGCAAGGTTCATTGCCTTGAAGTTCCAGGCAATGTCTTCTATGTCCGTCGCAATGGATTACCTGTCTGGACGGGTAATAGTCGCAGTTCAGGTCCGTTGGTGATGCTAACTCGGCAGCCAGCGGAGGGACGAGCGCGAGATGGTGGTCTGCGGTTTGGCGAGATGGAGCGCGATTGTATGGTCGCTCACGGCGCGTCTGAATTCCTGAAAGAGATTATGATGGAAAAATCGGATAACTTTCAATGTTTCGTCTGTAAGTCCTGTGGACTCTTAGGTCAGGTGAATCCCCGTGCGGGAATCTACAAGTGTACCTCGTGTGATGCGGTGACCGATTTCTGCCAGATTCGTGTCCCCTACGCCTATAAGCTCTTCTTACAAGAGTTGGAGTCAATGTCAATCTGTTCGCGAATTCTACCTGAGTCGCGTCTGCGCGCCATTGCGAACGAGGCGAGCCTGATGCCTGAGCCGGCTGGACTAGTTAAGAGTCTAACATGACCCCTCCTTTCGGATCTGTGAAAGCGACTGTTCGAGTTGTTTATTCGCAAACATATATCCTATAATCGATTTATCGCATGCTAAAATCGGTACCCACTGTTTGTTATATTTTTTCAAAATATAACCAACACACTTGCTCTCACAATTATAAACGGGAAAGCTGTAATGGTCGCGCTCAACCCGTGCTAGAAAGAATCCAAACGCCCCCGCAAGCATAATTGTAAACAAACAAAGAAATATACTGATAAACATATACATAGTTTGTTATATTTATATCAAAAAGAGAACAATAAAAGTCAATTTTTATTCCTCTTTCAGGTCAAAGACTAATTCAGTAAATCCGTCCGCGGGCGCCGACTTCTCCGCCGAAATGACATCCCGTGCCCAGGACCCAATCAGTCCCGCCGACTCGCCATAAAAGTCCCCGCCGCCCCGTCCGTTCCCCTCGCAAGTCAAAAGCGGCAATGGATGGATTCGAAGCCCGTCATGCCCCTTGGGAACCTTCCGTTTGTCTACAAACTGCCGCTTTGTATGATTGACAAGAAACACATACTCGCCAGTAGTATTGGCGGTAGAATGAAGCATCAAATCGTTACGCTCGTTACAAATCAAATGTAGATTTTTGCCGAGCCCTGGCTCCGCATCGGCATAATCGCCGCACCAGACAACCCGAGATATATGATGCCGACCCTCAGGTGTAAGTTCCCATTCAAATGAGCACACGCCCTCATTACTTAGATACGAATGTTCCATAAGTTTCGCCCCAAATCCAGGCGCCATCCACGCCCGAATCCAGCCATTCGCATCCAAAATAACGGCGTAGTAGTACTGTCCCATTTGTTATGCTTATATTATAAGTTTAACAAATATTTTCAATTTTGTTCGAAATCAGCGAACCAAGCGACGCAACGTTTTCTGTAGGGATTTTGACCTATATACTATAGCCATTACACATACAACAACTAGAATAGCCAATGCTGTATACGAATTATTAAATATAATACGGCAAATATTTACAACCATAGCGACTATATGTTCGTACCAGGTGGTCGGATTCGCCGACATACGCATTGTCTCACGCGAAAGCACGGTCCAGCCAACATTCAGTTGGCGTACCCACATCTCGGAAAGTGGGCTGCTGCCAGGCGGCACAACAAGATAATGCATTTTGAGAAGAACACGAACTTTATCTTTTGGAATCGCTCCCTCGACACAATGAATATCTTTATTATAATCGAGACCGTGAAAGTCCCGTGTATTCATCTTGACGCGCACGTCTTCATCGGGAAATGTTGTTGTTACTGTATTATTTTCGTTACAGGCAATAATCACGCGGTAGAAGATGACCCCGCCGGTTGGAAAGAGCGCAAAGGGGCTGTCGTAGTGGCAGTCAACAAGTGCGCGATCGGAGCCCACCGCACCTTTAGGGCTCACAGCCCAATAAATCTCGTCAGCCTCCGTGACTGGCTTCACAATGGCACCAGGAAATCGTTCGCGTATTTTGTCAAAAATCGCAGGGTCTGAGCGTACGGCATCGAGTGCCGAACGATATTCGCCCCCCTCCACTTTATCAATCCATTCATGGTGCGCGGTTGTATATGTCGCATATCGCGTTTTTGCGACATCTGTAATATTTTGAAGATGTTTATCACTGTCTATAGTTCCTGAAATTACGGCAAATCCCTCCATCTTACTATACAGTAAGAATTTATTCTGTATTTTTATTTACGAGCAGTAAAGGCGACGAGTCCAACAAACAAGGCAGCAAATAACGCACCGGCAAGAACTTTTGACTGCCCTATACCGCCGCGGAATCCTTCGACTTTTCTATCGGACGCATAGTCTTCGGCGCTCACCCACGAATCGAAAATCCAATGGCTGGCGTGGGGCTTGCCGTCAGGATACGTCAATGCCTCTTTGGACGGGTCAATCCACCACTCACCGGTTGCCTGACTTTGGATATTTCCCTCTGCGTCACCAACGGGCAGACTCACTTTACGGCAACGCGCGTATCCGCTATTCATCACTGCGTTAAACATTGGTGCGGGATTGAGTGCTTTTGCGGCGTCTTCGAACATACCGGGTGCTAGACCGCGAAGTTTGGCACCGAGTGTAGTCTGAATTTCGTTTCCAAGGCGACCAGGGATTCCGTGGGGTGTTGTATCAATATATTCATACATATCCTGACCGTTCGAACACGTGGCGCCGGAATTGAGGAAGTAGCGCACGCCAAGCGGTGTTTGGTTATGTCCGCGGTCTTTGGCGCCTCCAGTGCTTTCACCAAAACCAATGGTATCTACATAGTAGTCTACACCCGCACCAGCACCCATAATACCACTATACGAACCATCGCCCCAACTTACACCAATATCGCCAGGCGTAGGTAGTTGTGCCGCGTAATCGTAATTTGGTCCTAGAATTGTTTTCATATTTGGCATATATTGAGTTACTTTCGTATTTAAATTTTTTAATGTATCCATCGCCCCGCTTCCTTATTTGGGCGAGTTATTTTCGCCCAGCGGTAAATGCTACAAGTCCGATGAAAAGAGCGGCAAAGAGCACGCCGGCGGCAACACGGGAGCCACCAACCGGTGTCGACGATCGGAAATCCTCAATCACGTTTCCTTTTGCGTCCTTTTTAGGATACGTTTTCTTTGTTTTATTATAGTCGTCAGCAGATACCCATTTATCAAATACCCAGTGCGTAGCGTAATATTTTCCGTCGGCGCCCTTTGTGAGTTTTTCCTTTGCGGGGTCAATCCACGGGCGAGTCACGTTCGCATTTTTAGACTTCAGATTGCCCTGGTAATCGCCTACCGACGCTGTCATTTGTTTACATTGGGGATATCCTGAGCCAATGGCGGCAGAGAAGAACGGGGCGGGGTTGAGTGCATCGGCGGCGTCGTTCACGATTCCTGGCGCCAATCCCTGAAGCCGAATGCCACCCATCTCTCGCGCAAGAGTATCACCGAGCGGTCCAGGAATCCCTGTCGGAATTGTACTTACATATTCGTACATACTTGCTCCGTTGCTACACGCCGCCCCCATTTTAGGGTCGGCAACTTTGACAAAGAAGTTAAGACCCATAGGATACTGGCTCATATTATCGGATAATCCTACCGATTGTCCGTAACCCAGGGCGCTCGCGTAGTAGTCGACGCCCGCCGCCGCCCGTGTAATACCGTCAATCGAACCGTCGCCCATATTGATACCGAGCTCGGACGGCGCTTTCATTTCGCCAGAATAATCGTATGTAGGTCCAATAAACGCGCTGGCGTCGGGTAGATAATTCATTACGGCGGTCGGCTGCTTGAAGAGTGAGTTTACGGATGTTTCGGCGGACGTAACGCCGCTAGCAAAACTATTTGCGGCGCCTTGAATATCCATTCTCTCCTTACTTGAAGCGTCTAAAATTACTTACGCAGCGCCGTAAATGCTACAAGTCCGACAAAGAGTCCGGCAAATAATAGACCCGCTGTAACTTGTTCGGATTTCAGGTGGTGGCTATTTCGTGAAAATCCTTCGGCACCCCCGTCCTGAATTGCGGCTTTGATTTGATTCGCGCTGGGCTGCGGCGGAATCGGTGGATCAGGCGGCGTATTTTGGTCGGGAATGTCTTTGGATGTATAAAACCGTCCCATACGCTTGAGTTCATGTTGCGTCCACTTATATTCGTCTTGGGAAATCCATTTGTCAAATACCCAGCGGCGCATAAAGGGTTGGGGTCCACTAGGTACATACTTTGTACCGTCTCCTGGCGGCAGTGGTTTGTAATAGACTTTATCAGCAGTAGGGTCGACCCATATATTGGGAACTTCAATAGGCGGGTCATCGCTGCCGGTGGGGTCGGCATTGTAAATCGGTTTAGGAAATCGAGACGCAAGTTGTCCGTCGACGTTTCCGACGGGCGCCTCCATTAATTTACATTTTGGGTAGCCGGTACCCATTACGGCATTAAACATAGGTACAGGATTCATTGCCTCCATAGAATCTTGAAGGACACCTGGAGCAAGACCCTGTAAATTCGCACCAAGTGCGGCTTTGAGACCCTTTCCCATACCACCAGGTAATCCCGTGGGAATTGTCGACATATATTGATACATATCGGCGCCGTTCGAGCACTGTTGTCCGGTATTGAAGAAATAGTTGAGACCAAGTGGCGATTGAGGAAAATCAGGTCCATTTCCCATAATGCTTTTTGTCGGTGCGCCGAACGCCATTGTATCCATATAGTATTGGACGCCGGCAACATTTCGGTAAATCTGGTCGGGTCCGCTAAATATATCACCATCACGACGAATGCCAAGTTCACTTGGATACATCATTTCGTTCGAATAATCGTAATAGGGACCGAGCGCTGCCAATCCGGTCTCTGTTGTCGTAGACGACATCCCCTAATAAGTATTGTACTTTTATATCTTGTTGCCCGAAATGCGTTCTGCGGAAAAAGATAAAAAATGAGGAGCCCCCAGAGTTGCTCTTTTACTCTACAACTTATTCGTTGTAGATGTTGTCCTCGTCATCATCACTCTTATTTCCGGGTGTATCGTCGTGTGTAAAACTAAGCGGGATGGATATGAAGGCAGAAAAGGAGGATATCTTTAGCGGCGCAGATTGGATGAAGGCAATTGAAACATTGGCGGAGGAAGCGCCACCCACAGACGATATAGTACCGGTAGACGGCTTTCATTGCGAGGACTGTGATACGGGTCTGTGGATTCAGACACATAATGACGCAGTCATTTGTACGAAATGTGGAAATCATCTGGGGTTTCAACTAGACTCATCCGCGGAGTATCGGTGGTTTGGGTCCGAGGACCGTAGTCCGGATCCGACGCGAGTAGGCAATCCCCTCAACCCATTGCTTCCTGAATCGTCGTTAGGTACACGCATTCTGACCCGACCCGGCGATTCGAAAGCAATGCGCCGTATTCGCCAGTACCATCTATGGAATATTATGCCGTATCGTGAGCGGACACTGTGGACGATTTTCGAGATGCTTCAGGTGCGCGCAAATAACGCAGGCATTTCAATGGCGATTGTGGAAGAGACGAAGCAACTTTACGCACAAGTGAGTACTCGTTGTATATGTCGCGGACAACAGAAGGATGCGCTTCTAGCAGCGTGCTTGTTTGAAAGCCTGAAGCGCCACGATACGCCGCGTCGCCCGATTGAAATTGCTGAGATTTTCCAAATTGATGCGAAGTTAATTACACGGGGCGTAAAGCAGTTTTCAGGGCTGCTAGAGGAGCATTTACACGCAACACCTATTGCGGAGAAGAAGGCGGAGACCCCGTCGACACATTTCCGTCATTATTTGGAGCCGGCAATTTATAAACTTGAAACGCCGAGACTACTTCATAATCAAATTGTTGAGATGGCAACAAAGATTGGCAATATGATTGATGAGTTAGGAGTATGCCCTGAAACGACCCCGTCTTCATTAGCGGCAAGCGCCCTTGCCCTTGCGTGTGAACGTATGGGATTGGAGAAATCAAATGTTGAGGTGGCGAAGGTCTGTAGTATTTCGGTCGCAACACTCCATAAATGTTTGAAGCGTATTGAGTCTTGGCGTGGCGTGCTCTTTCCTACGCCGGCAAAGTAATTCGCAGTCCTAACTAGGAATGGGAGGTCAAGTCTCCGTGCCGTTAAAGGCTAGAGAAGAAAATAAAGAATTATATGGACCGTTTGCGCTACGTCAGAGCCAAAAGTACTCTCTTGACGTTCTTTCGGAACTTATTGGAACCCTGCTTCGCGAAAACAATCTTTTTGATTTGAAAGAAGTCCTCAATTCGAAGACGGGATGTGAATCATTAATTGTTGTCATTAAGAATAAACTTGAAAAAGAGTTTACAATGCTACAATTCCCGGACCCAATACGTAAGAGCGAATTCTCACCGGTAGCTTTTGTATCAAAGAAGGATTACGATAGACGCGGATCGAAAGATGATAACGAGCGTTCAAGAGTGGGAAAGGACCGCGATGTGTACTGCCATAATTTTGCTGTCTTTATTATTCGTTTTACGGTGCTTTTATCGGCGGTAATAGCAAGCGTAGCATATCAGCGAAATGTTATTAAACGGTTGCTGAATTCGGAGGCGGTGGGTGCGACGGTAGTTGATAATAAGATGTATAAACCACTGAAAGACCAATCAATGTATCTAGGTGCTGTAGCACCGGATATTCTGAGTGAGTTGAAGGATGGTGGATTACATATGATTCCTGATGACCCGCGTCCATTATACATCTTCAGCAACGATGATTCGATTGTTATGGATGTGAATAAGGGTATTATATATAACGCACATACGGGTCCGACGGGGGTTTTGGGTATTAAAATAAACCGTATTGCCGCGGGACAGGTACCACAGGTGCCAGGGTTTGCCGCAGCCGCGCCTGTCGCTGCGCCCGCACCAGCCCAAGCCCCAGTCCCTGCGCCCGCTCCCGTCCGCATTGTCCACCCAGCGCAACCTCAACAGATTTTTCCTCAAGGGCTACGGCGAGTCGACCCGAATCTTGTTGGGCGTAATAACGTGTCAGGAATCGGGTCAAATATTAGCAATTTAGGTCGTCCTCCATTGGCAGGAAGCGTTGTCTCGGCTTCATCAGCGGGTGTAAAGACCCGTAAACAACGTCGTAAGGGACGCCGTACAACACGCCGCCGCCAAACACACTACGGCGGAGGGGATGATTTTACGGTATCTCTCTATACAGTTGTTGACTGCGCAAAAGTAGGATGCTATAAGGTAGCACAGTTTATTATGGAGAAAAATGGAATGACGCGTATGCCAAACGAATCACTGCTTGTTCCGTTCCAACAGCGCGTAGCAGGTTTCCTAAACAGCCAGCCCACAAAAATACCTTTAATGACAGATGATGTCGAGAATAAGTTCAAGATATACAGCATTGATGATAGTTATAGCATTATGAATGACTATAAGGAGGCGATTCTAGGCAAAAAGAATGATATTACATCGCCGGCGTTCTATCGTGCGACACTGCTAGCGGCAGGTGTTGACGAAAACACCGTCTCTACATTCTTCTGCTCGGATGCGTGGGATGGTATTATGACAAATACGGTACCCTATGCTCTTTTACAATCGTTGTATTACGATATGGACCAAAATGGTGGAACAATGAGTCCTGCGGTGCTCTCTGAACTTCAAACAACGGTCGACCAATTCGTAGGAAATAATGTCGCCGCACCGATTGACCCTACAGCGTCATCTCCGCCGACGGATTTTTCAAATCTCAAGTTTGTTGCGCCAAAATCGATTGCTACGGAGTTTTGTAAAGTTTCTAGCGGTGTTCGTAATACAAATTTACCTCAGCAGAAGAGTATACTTACAAAGGCACACCGTGATTTACGCGACCTATACGACACCCATTTGGATGATACAATCAAGTTTATTCGCAAGGTTCTTACGCTCAAGGAGGTAGGATACGGAAAACCGGTGGCGATTCGTATTAACCCGATTTTCTTAACAAACCCGAAGGGTGCGGATGATGCGTTAGAAATGCTGGTACGTGAGGCACGTAAGATGCTGAGCACTCACTATCTGAAGGTGGAGACGGTCTATAAGAAGGCGATTACGGATATTTCACAGTTGGGTAATGCGTATAAAGAGGTAGAGACACCGGTAGAGCCTAATATCCCGGTCGCACCGAAGCCAAACGTACCGAATCCACTGGAAGTACGTGAGCCATTAGTACGTGGTGCTCGTGGACCACAGAACGAACCCAAAAACAATCTTTGAATTCAAATCATACCATGATTTTTATTCAAGACAAATGAATAGGAGATACAATGTTGAAGAATGCCACACGTCGTCTAGCTCGTACATTTCGGAGTTGTATGGGCGCGAAACGAATTATGAACGCGAATTTAGGAACGGAGGCGTCGCAGTGCGGTAAATTTGCCCGTTTCAAGGAGATTCACAGTGATTTTAAACGCGACTCCAATAACCACGTTTCACAAATTGTTCGAAATATCGATGGATCGCGGCGGCAATTAGATATGGTGATTAGTTCTCCATTTGGTACTACAAGTGAAAGTGGGGCTCAGTATGTCGACCGTATTCTTAAATTTATCGAACAGGCAAAGAATCAACGACAAATATTTCAATCGGATATTGTATTTATTCCTGAAACACAGGAGTATTTTCAACTGAAGGAGGAACTTCGTTATTTTGTCCCGTTTATGTTTAAGTATTATATTGACAAACTAGAAAATCTCATTCCGATGGGCGTTAAGAATAATAAGACAAAACTCAATTGGAACGGTCACTCTACACGTACATCAAATGCATCAAATATGGGCGATACTATAAATAATTTACCAACTTTAGCAAATAACGCATCTCGTAAGGGAAGTAATATAACATTTGTAAACTCTATTCCGAACTGGAAGGGTGGTAGAAAGACGCGTCGCCACCGCCACCGCCGTTAAAAAAATGAACTCTGTGCTTTCTAACATATAAAGAATTAAATGCACGACCTTGAATATGCCGTCGGAATAGGCTGTTGGTTAGCGCTTATATATCTCTTTCTTGTATATAAGTTTGGCAATCTATCTCCGTTAGTGGCAACAATCGCTCCTATTATAACAATATCAGCTATCTATATTATTATAATTCTTGTAAATACTCTTGTTAAGATTATTCTAGGGATTTTAAGGCTTATGTTTAGCCCTGAGGTGATTCTATTTATTATAACAGTCTTTCTTATGGGAATCTTCGCCTTTATGTTTAGAGGTACAATGAATATTATAAATGATGTACCATTAGAGGTAGACTAGGCAACCCGCCCGCCCATCTGCTTATAGACCTCTACAAGTGCGTCGAACGGAATTTTATGTGCCTCGCACAATTCGCGAATCCGCATTTTTCCATTATAGTGGCATACCCACATTCCTGCAGTAAATAGTGTCTTTTTCCCGTAGACACGGATCTCTTCGTTTAGAATTTGTCCTGTTGTCGGAAGCGGCTTGAAGTCAGTATCTATATCATCTAACTCTTCATAGCATCGTTGGGGTGTGCCACGGTCGACAAATCGGCAGAGCACCCCTGATAAATCCTTATATACGATGATTGTTTCAATCCACGTATAATAGTCGCAGCCCATTCTCTTCTTTTCATAATCTTTTTTAGATTTCGTCGCGTACCGCCATAATCTCGCATCCCCCAAATGCCGGCGGCATATAGTTATAGATATTCCAGGTATGGACTCCGCTACGACCGTATTGCCACGGCGCCGCCCATTCGGGTCGCGCTTCGCCGCCCATATATCCACTCGAGGCAAACAACAGGGAATCCTTATAGCCTGATCCGACCGATTCAAGCATAGAGCGGAATCCGCGAGTGCCGCTGTTGGGTTTTAGCCGCCCACCGACCAAATATCCACACCAGATGACTTCAAAAATCCGTTCGTCGCCTGGAATAGACCGCCGCCGAGTATTTGCTACAACCACAACCTTACGTAGTTCTGCCTCCAATTCGGGACGCTTTTTCGTAATCCAGACGTCAATATGATCGGAGCGATTGATAGGTTTTGTTGATACAATTTGCGGCGGTGGTTTACCTTCGCCTATATTTAACATCCAATTACGAAACGACATCTGCCATATACAGTTAAACTGCGACCACTCCATTTTCTCACAGCTGACTGAGCCGACAAGCTTATTTGTTGCCACCATTGCGTATGTATCAGTTCGGACTGCGGTGCTAAATAAGGGCGACGACGGCATTTCGCGCGCCCAAAGGTGCGCCACAGGCAACTTCGTCGCCGTCCAGCAATCCATCATTCCAATCATATAGCCGGCAATCCCACGCCCCCTCCAACTCTTCTCGATACAAAGTCCTTCAATGACCCGCATAGCACCGTAGTGTAGCATCGCTCCATTTGACATTTCAGTCTCCGAGCCCGAAAACGGCGCGCTTACAATTGTAGCTATGAGTTTCCCCCCGCTATCAAACACTCCTAACACTACTACGGATTGGTCTTTCAAATAGGAAGCAACCCAGGTCGGCTGGGCGTCCATGTACCAGTCGTCACCGCCGTACGATTCGGTCCAAAACGCCGACAACGTACCTACATCATCAATTGTTAGACGTACAGGTGGGCTCAATCCTGTAGGAATTTTGGGTTCGGCGGGCGGGGTTAGACGTAAAAACCGCGGTGTACGGTCGGCAAACAAGGTATCAATCCAGCGGGGCGCGGCGGTTGTTTTCGACCAAAAAGGCATCTTACTCCAATAACGTGTATCGCCCTTATATGGTTACGCGGCACTGGGGGCACTTCCGATCCCGTTGCCTTGACGCCACCAAACATGGTCCGCAGTAGACGTGACCACAGTGGGTCATCACAATATTCTCAACGGTCACAGCATCGTAGCAGATAGGGCAAGTAATCGGTTTTTCTAGAGCCAATGACATTTCTAGATGTTGCCGTGCGATATGATAGGCGACGTCTACAGGAGCGGTGAGAACCGGTTCAGCGGCGATACGGCGTGGGGCGGGTACATTTGGCACAGCCACGGGCGCCGGTGCCATTGTAACTCCAAAACGGGCAAAGCGTGCGGCACGAACCCCCTCACGGAACGCTTCGTATAAGAGGTGATTGTTGAGGTCACTGGCAAACCGAAACGGCAACACATTTGGGGTCACAGGTGAATTCGTATATGTGCTTAGAACCGATGCGTGATTGACAAGCGTAGCACGATGCGTATCACATAGATGGTCGTGCAGCGAGCCAACGGCGGCACACTGTACGTTATGGCTTGATGGAATCGCGTAACAGGTTTGTGCCGTATCTGTTTCTAGATTGAGCAATTCGTAGAGCTTGATAGCAATCGCCTCTTTACATTTCTGAGTCATTAAGTCTTTATCATACTTATCATTCTCGTTCTTCACGCGCAACTTGAGAGCGTGTTCATCGGCTTTCGCTTCCGCGTACTCTTTCTCTGTACCTGGGGTGTGCGAAATCGTCATCTCTGCAAACGCCTTACTGGTTCGGTCCGCCGCTTTCATCAGTGCTGAGGTGTTGTCGGCGGTCCGTGCCGACTCTTTTGCCGCTTCTTTCGAGGCATGTGTTTTATGAATTCCGCATAACGACTGTCCTGCTATACTATATTTTTCGCATGGTATATAATTTGCTTTGATTGCTTTACACGTTGGCATACTATCATATCTTAGAGGGTCGGTAACCCCATCATTTTTTCTAAGTGTACTAAGAGCCCTTAAAAATTGACCCCGTCCTACTTCGCCCCCGAAACCACCAGCCCATCTAGGATGTCTACCCCCGCTACTACTCCTAGTTCCCCTGTATACCTCCCTAGCCAGACATTAACCTATCCATCCTCACTCATGTTAGAAACTCAGGCACCCACGAAGAATCCGAATCGCTGTAATCACACAGACTGTAAGGTCAAACTACTGCTGAGCGATATGGCGTGTAAGTGCGGACATCGCTTTTGCGGAAAGCATAGGTACGCAGAAGAGCATATGTGCTCTTTTGACTACCGTCAGTCCGCCGCAAAGAATCTCTCTACCAGCCTCGTAAAGTGTGTTGCCACCTCGCTCAAGCAGACTATCTAACAAAACAGAATAGGTACTGGTATTCGTAGCCAATAGGTGTAAGGTCAATGAATTGTTTGTAGGTGAAGCCATTCGCCTCCACTTCGGCGACCACTTCATCCATTTTTGGCATACGGAGGTGATGTATTTGGCGACGTAGTTTTTTACTATCTTTGAAACGGAACTCTTCGCGGAATTCTGCGCGATTGTCGTCAAGGGTAAAATCGGCTTCGTATTCGAATTTGTCAAAGGTAACCTTGCTCCGGGTGACACGTTCTTTGGAGTATTTTTGTACGCTGAAAGCGACAAAGGGAGAGGCGGCTTCAAGAATCGGATCAAACTTCTCACGGTTGACAAGGTGAATGACAAGGCAGCCACCAGGTTGGAGCCAGTTGAAAATATTACGGAAGACCTGGTCGCGGTCACGTAGGTAGTAATAGGT